TGAAAGCATAGACTGGACCTCATTAAGAGCAATTAACTTGTCTAAAGGTAGAGGTTGTGGGAACTGAACATATGATCTAAAAATTAAAGGATCGTTAGGGTCAAGCCTATCTTGCTGTCCTTTTTTAAGTTTAGGGTTAATGTCAGGGTTCCAAACAAGCTGATCTGGTTCTTTTACTGCAAGGCTTAAAATAATAAGTTCATTGATTCTTTCTAAACCGCGAGCGTATTGAACAATCTTTTGATGATAACGGTTCATTAAAGGTTGGAACTGAATAGACAACGCAACACCTGAGGTATTGGAAATTGGCTGTGCCTGTCCTAATGCGGTCTCAGGAACACCTACCATTTCGTGCATAGCTTTTTTAAGAGTTGTTAAGAACTCCATAGCTCCTTTTAATCCAGAGCCTCCGCCTTCTAAGTTTTCAACTCTAGCGTCTTTAGGAAGGCCTCCCCATACTTTATTAGCGCCTTTTTCTAGTTGTGAAGCTTTTGCGCCAATAATAACCGTAACCGGCGCTGCATGGTAATTGACAATGTCAGCAATGTCAGTAGCGGTTTCATTGTAAGAGCGATTAAGAGAAATGATGTCATGACAATCGCTAAGGCCCCAAGGAGAACCACTGATACGAACGTTTGCAATATGAACAATAGGAATAGTGCCAAGCGGATTAGGGCGAGAATCAATAAGCTCATCGTTAATGTACTCCTCAATAATGTCATCTGTCAGAATTTCTGTGTAAGTAAATACTTGACGTGTACCTTCTAAAGAAGTTCCCCAAAAACGATATTTTAGTTTAAAACGAATTAACCGTTCACGGTCATGGGGGTGAAACTCTGGAAAAGCAAAAGAAGAGTTAAGAGGAAGTATGCGTACACGACCTGGGTGGTTACGTCCAGCGGGGTCAACCCAAGCTTCTTCATAAGCAATTTTAACAAAACAGTCTCCAGATACGCCGCCCTGTTGCCCCATTTCCCACAATACTGTGGCTTTGTTGTTGTCAACTTCCCATACTCTTTCTAGTAAGTCAGGGACAATTGCTTCAGTTTGTTTAGGGCTTCTAAATCCAACACCTTTACTAAATGTAAAGTTAATAACAAAGTCAGTAAATGCTCTGTAGTAATTAAATGCCATTTGTGATTCGCCAACTTGACGGCGGTAAGAATAATGATGACCAAGATACATAGCCCAGTTAAGGGAATATCGGTTTAGTCTAGGACCGTGTACTTCAAACTCTTCGTCAGCTAGTTCTACTAAACCTAACGGAGATATAGAAATTGTTAAATCAGATGAGGCCGCCCTATACGACGGGGGTGAGAAGTCTACAGAGCTCACCTAGAATTCCTTTCATCTAAAATCATTGCTGAAGTCTACCACCTAAGCTAGCTAGTTTGGTTTAGCCACAGATTTAGTAACTTTTTTTCTAACATCTTTAATAATTGTTTTTTTAGTTTCTTTTTCTTTTTCTTGTTGCTTCTCTTGCGCTAAGTCTCTATTTCTAGGATCTATGTCTTTCTTAGATGCAACAAACTTACCCCCCATTTGTCCATAGTGTGTACGAACCCAGTGAGCGGCTGCAGGAGACGGATATTTAGAAAACTTAGATCTAGCTTGTACAGTGACCATGTTCCAAAGACGAGGGTTAGCTGGGTACTCTTGACCTTGATCTTTTTTTACTTCTTTACCTTTAATTAATGCCACTTTAAATCCTTACTAAATGGAGACGTCCCCGCCACGTATTCGCCGTAGAAACGGGGACGACCTTTGGTGCTTAGTTAGTCTTGTACGACTGCTGGATTTGATCGAGATACGCGTGAACCATCACGGAATTCTCTTTCAAAACGGTTGTCACCATGATCCGCGAATCCACCTTTAGAAAAATCACCTAACATTGCAGGTGCTTCTACCCATGCTGCAGAACCTACGTGAGCACGCTCGCGCATAGTTTCTTCAGCTGTTTTAGTGTGAACAGCTTTGTTACGGTTTGGACGACCTTCTGCAGGTGCATAACCTTGCATTGCTCCAGTTTCAAACTCTTGAGGAACATCAGTATCAGTTGCGATACCTTCCTCGAAACGTAAAGGGCCACGTTGTCCAGGGACAGCGCCTGCCATCTTACGATCATATGTATTTCCAACACGCTCAGGAAGCTGAGGTGCTGGTCCGATTGTTGATTCAGCCATTAATGACTCCTTATAAAGTGAGATTGAGGACCTCATGTAAAAGTGTTCTATTGTTTGCCTTAAATGTCAGCATAAAGTCTATTCTATTTGTAAAAGGGAGACGAGGTGACCTCAATACTTGGCATAGTTAGGTCCATCGTTAAGAAGGTTGCTATGGCAAGGCTGTCCGCATAGTCATCATGTGCATGGGCTTCCTCAGGGGCATGCGCTAAAAAGTTAGGCCCTTGAAACTTGGTTTCAAGATCTGCCATTTGTTGGTAAAACCTTTTCCAAGTTCTTAGTCGTCTTGTTTTGGCATGAGACGGCCAACCAATCATTTTTCTATCAATTAAGGACTTTAAATGCTTCCAACGTTTTGATTGCGCGGATGAGCTGCTGTCTAAAGAACGGACCTCAGCGTTAGGTAAAAGAAGTTTTAATCTTTGGGCTACCGCATCTCCAACACCATTAGCGTCCACTCCTACAGTCAAAACATCGTAGTTGCTTAAAAAGTTAACAATTTGAAAGTATTGGTCTTCCCAGTCATCATTTTGTATCTCTAACCAATTTAAGATTCTGTGATCAAAATAGCCAAACTCATCTGGCCTATCCCAGTCAACCCATACAACGGTTATGACGGTTGAGTCTATCTTTCGTGCAGGGTCTATTCCAACTACAACTGGGGATCTATGCCAAGCTTTTACTATCTCTTGCGAGGTGTCCCCCAAGTCATCTAATACGGAAGAGGTTATAAACATACCTCGTTCTAAAAGCCATTTACAACAATAAGACATCTGAAACTCATCAGAGTCTTCTCCAATTCTTAAAGTTTCTTTTCTTATAAACTTTCCATAGTTTTCATTAACCTTTGCAACGTCTCGCCAATCCCACTCAAAGTGGTTCTGTCTAAGGCCTCTACCTGTTTGTCTTCTTTTGTTTAATTGAATAGACCTATAAAAGTTGTTTTTACTCGTAGTAGGGGTGCCGGTTTTAACCATAGTTCCTGAGTAGTAAGCAAGCATTGGGCTAATAGACTTTGATACAACAAAGTCGTCTGCTTCTTGACACTCGTCAATAACAACAAGATGGAAAGACTTAGACTCAATCTTTGCTCTTGGGTTTGCTGTCATCATCATTAAAGTAGAATGTGAGTTTTTTAATTTAATTTGTCTAGTTACGCCTGGAACTTTTCCTATGCTGTCATCTATTTCGGGATCTCCCAAAATCTCTAAAGCTCTTTCTGAAGTTAACCTATTTATAGTACGTCCAAACAAAGTTTCAACCTGGCCTTCTACAGGCGCGAACATGCCTACCCAAAGTCCATCTTTAAATCTACCTAGTAAATCAGGATACATTTTAGCAAGGCGGGGTAGTAAGACCATAAGAGTGGCTACAGTATTAGCAATGGTTTCAGACTTACCAGACTGTCTAGCAGCAAGGGCGGTTACCTCTTCACCGTCATTAATAATAACTGATTCAATAATTCTTCTAGCTAAAGGTTCTTGGTATGGGTGCAGTTCGTGTCCAACAAGTGCTGACATAAAAGTCATGCATCGATCTATTAGGTTTTTAACAAACTCTTTAGAGAGCTCGTCAAGCTCTTCTGCTTCTTCTTCAACAAGAGGAACTTCATCTTCTAATAGTTCGTCTTCTTCATAAAACACTTGGTCTGACATAGGCTCCTAGTCTAGATTAAAACAGAAAGCCTGGGTGTTAAACCCAGGCTGTCCGCTGCCATACGGGAGATAAGGAAGATAGGCAGGCTAAGTATAGTACATAAAGTTAAAAATCTATAAAGTGGTATTCCTTCTTTTATGAAGTTCATTAATAACTGCATGTAGAGCCTCTGCTCCAGTTAAAGCCTCATCTAAAAACACTTTTTCTCTAGCTTTTGAGTATAAAGACATGCATCTACTAATCTCAGTTAATGCTTGATCTGTCCACATTTCTAGTTCATCTGTAGGTATCTTAGCAACACGTTTAGCTATCTTGTCTGAAAAAGGTTTTGTTTGAGGTGGTTTTTTAAAAAAACTCATTGTATGCCCCATCTGACGGTGCCCAAGCTTTTCGACCTTTTAGTGCATTTAACATTAATAAGTCTATATCTTCATCTGTTAAAAGAGTTGGGTCTTTTACCGCTTTTCTTAGTATTCCTAAAAACACCCCACGTACTGTAAACGGTACTTTTAAAACTAAACACTTGCCCCGTCTGTATGGCATTTCAGTTTCTTGTGTTGTTCCTATTTCTAACTTAGGTAATATGTCTTTAGATGGATAGTCTAGAACTCCAGCATATACCGGACCAAATGTTTTCAATGGTTACTCCAAATCTTTAGATAGGGACTCCATAAACCCTTTTAACTTCTGTAGTCTAGCGGATATGGTAGCTTGTTGGTTTAACTGAACCCTATACGACCTGTCCATACTTTTAATCTCCGCAGGGCCCATGTCATGCCACGAGTCTAAGCCAGAAGACTTTAAGTACTTTCCAGTAGAGTCGCTGTTCTTTAGCCCAA